CATTTGTATGCGTCTCGCTTTGGCCAACTTGCGCGTGATAATTTCAGCACAGCAGGAACAACACCAGACAGTGCACAATTCAGACAAGCAATGGAAATACGGAATGCTTTGCTTGATTTGATTGGCAATCCTACAAAACCTGTAGCAGGAGTTGCAGATGACTTGGCTACAGCTAATTCATTTTACAAAGAAACGTTTGATTTATCTAGCACAGAAGCTCAAATTGCTGCGCGTAACTCACGCCGCGGTGCTATCAAGGGCGAACCTGCTGTATTGCCAGAAACTCTGGCTACAACTCCTACAGCTGGTGGTCGTGTAGCCCCAGGCACTATTACTATGGAAAACATCAACGCACAAGAAAAGTATGTGCGTGATTTCTTAAACAATCCAGCTAACGTAGAAAAAATTACGGCTGATACTGCTGAAAAATTTGAAGTTGCAGGAGGAGCAGCACAACAACTCAAAGACTATTTTGCAAACACAATTTCTAGCAAATTAGCTCGTGCTACTCCTACAGACCCTGCTGATGTAGTTGGTGCTAATGAAGTTATTAAGTTTCTTGATTCATTTGAGCCAAGACAGTTACGTGCTCTGGGAATTGACGAAGCAACAGAAGCACAAATTCGTAACGACGCAACTTTAATAGCTAACCTTCAAAGAGGTGGTGCAGTAGAGCAAGTGCTAGGAGCGCCGGCGCGAAGCACTATGGCAGAACAATTTGAAACTATATTGCGCGGTGATACAGCACAAGTACGCACAGGATTTAATGAATTACTTAGCGTAGTAAGAAGAGCGGCAACGCCAGAAGCAAAAGATGCCGCAAAGGAAAATCTACGCCAAGGGCTACTAAACCACATAATTTCTCCTCAAAGCGGAGTCCTCAAACAATTGTCTTCTAACTCTGCATATGGAGAAGTAGGACAATACACAATTGATGTCCCTTCTTTGCAAAAAATAATTGAACAGCTTAACAAAGTTAATGCTTTCGACGATATCCTAACAGCACAAGATAAACAAGTACTAGATGGTATCGCTGAGTATGCTGGCGTAGTAGCAAAACGTGGCGAAGATGCAGGTTCTGCTCTTGCTGGTGCGCAGATTATTGGCGAAATGTTTACGCTTGACCCTAGTAAATTTATAGCTGGACTTGCCCGTCTTGGTTCACAGGCTCGTATTGCACGATTGTTTGCTAACGAAGAGTTTGTAAAAGCTGCTACAGGGATTGGCAAACCAATGTCTACTGTTGAAAAGCTTCGTACTATGTTCTTCGGCAAAGGTACTATGGGCACCATAGCTGCGCGTATTGCTATGGAAGAAATGGGATTTCGTGAGTCAGATGACGAGCAAACAAATAGGATGCTACAACAAAGTGCAGCATCCTCGGCTCTTGGTAGAAGATTACAACGGTACCAGAACGCACCTACGACACCTTAATTAAGTTTGTCTCCTACAATTTGCATATCTTCAATGCGCTGCCATAAGCTATTAGCTTCGCGGCGCATTTTTTGTGAGCAATCTCTGATGTAGTTAAAGCTATCTCTACTAATTCTGTAATCATTTTCTTGGAGTACAGGAACAGCATGTGCTTCAATCATATCATTAACTAGCTCTTCCCAGGGATATTCGCTAAAGGAAGTCTCACAGTCATCTCCCGATATGGTTACACCGATACCGTGTTTCGTAAGACTCATATGTACGTCTAGTTCACTGAGAACTGACAGGGTTTTTACTGCAGCCATCTGCACTCCTTTGAAATGCTTTTATTACGTCAGTCGAAAACAATTTCTGTATATTTAACAAATACATTTTTGACGCATAGTTATCACCGCCACTAACGCTCTTCTTGTAATCTAGGTTATCTATAATACGTTTCAGTGCGTCTACATTAAAGACGAGCGTGGCAAATACCTCGTCTCCGATACAAAGATTATGGAACCAGTAGTCAGATTCTGTAGCAGCGATGCCGCTAGGTTTGCCATAGGATTCGTATTCAATAGCAATGTTACCTGTTCGTGCCCACATATCTCGCTCTGATTTAACTTCAATCTTTTTGTTCTGAAGCATATCAGCAATAAGCTTTTCACGAACCTTGCCATACGACAAGTCTATATCAAACTTTTTTCTGTCCTGAACTGCTGGTTCCATATTTTTCATTAGGCACTTTCCTTAACTTCTTCTGTCACCTCGTCTTTAACGGTTGAAGAAGTCAGAGCACTAGAGAATGCGTTCTCTGCGGCCTGAAGCTGGTCTAGGTTAAATCTCGCTTCTGCAATCCTAGCCCGCAAACTACGAACTTGATTAAGGTAATAAACTTGCGTTTCATCAAGTTCATCAACAAAGAATTCTTTGTCGTTAATTGTGATTGTATCACGTACAGTTTTTTCAGTCATTTTCTTTTGCCTTCTCTTTTAGTTTTTGCCATTCTTCATAGCTTGGGTGGCTACGTGGGGGGTTAAATTGTATAGAACCTTCGCGACGTTTCCACACCAGTTTCTGTGGTTTATCAGGTTTCTTTTTCATGTGTTTCTAGCGTTCTTTGAATTACAGCAGATAATCCTTCTGAAATTAAAAGTTGCTTAGCTGTTTCATCACATTCAAAAACAACCTTTGCAGAACCGTCTTCATTTTCTACATAGTCTATTACAGTAACTCTACCAGACATTATCTATGTCCTTGTCGTTTTAGGTTGTCAAAGTACCCAGCATTGTACCCGCGTTGCCATTCCTTTCCTCGAAAGGACGATTCGCTATACGGATTTTCAATTGTGTGAAAGTACACTCGTTTATTAGTTGTGACTTGCGTAAAGTTATAGAAAGCTCTACGCCCCTCATAGAAAAAACGGTCAGCTGCGTTAGCCATAATACCCCCTATGCTGCGTTGATGTCAACAATTTCACAATGGTCTGATGTGCATGCAAGTGTTTGCATAGCTACAGTATTGTCTTCTTTCTCGTAATTTGCAAGTGCTTTCCAGTCAATAAAGTCGGGCATTTTCTTTGCAAATTCAGTGTAGTAAGCTTCATCACAATCTTGATACGGGGCTTGCTCATAAATATGCTCTGAGCGCGGCAAGAAAGACAAACCAGATGCAATATTAAAGTTCTTGTAAATCCAGCCGCCTACTTCTAGCCATTCGTCGTCACTAACAGAAATAGTCACAGATGGTTTATGCTCGCACCAGTTGTTAGCATATACCTTCCAGAACTCTAGCTGTTCGATAGCTGACATATCATTCCGTGTCACGCATTTATCAGGCGCCTTTACTGGGAAGCTAAATACAGTATTGCTTTTATTCCAGTTGTCGTCTTCGTACGGAATGCCATGCTCCATCATAAACTGCGTCAATGGGTCTTTCTTGTCCCCACGTACAGTACGGATGTAATACTGGCTATGACGTGCGTGGATGCCTGACGCTGAGTCAGTTAGCTGTGAAACAGTGCCGCTAGGCTTAACACAAGTAATAGCAGTAGACGCGTTAACGCCAATAGCCGCTGCAACTTCCTTGTTTGTGTCTACGGCTACCTGCCGCAAATCCTGCAAAATTTTAGCAATGTTCATGCCATATTTTGCGCTACGGCCATTAAGAATAGCGTTATCCATAATGCCAGTCATTGACACGCCAAGCAACCGCTCTTCCTCTGTATTCTTTGACCAGATACGGCGCAAATACGGAAAGTTAGTCAGCGTTGACTGCCACGTACCGATAATTGTAGCAATACGAACCTTACGTTTTAAGTCGTCAAGAGTATCACTGCCACGCACAATAATTTCTGACAAGTTACAGAATTGGTATGGGCGTAGTATGATTTCACTACAAGGATTTGTACCGAACTCCTGCTCTGCGTCACGACGGCCATTTTCTGCCGCTTTCTTTTGTGCGGCACCCCGGTAGAACATACCACGTTCACCTGTACCAGACTGCGCCAGTGAAATCCATTCACGCATAAATGTCTGCATATCTGGCTTCTCTGTGTATGCCACAGAGTTGTTTGCCATTTGCCGCTGCGGGTCAGTTTCCCAGAACGAACCGACTTTAGCATGCCGCATCCGGTCATCCGACAGATTAGATAGGCTAATCATAGCTGAGCGCCGTACGCCACCTGACACGACAACCTCGCCCACTTTACACATAATATCGTGGCACTCAAGGCTAGACAGGCGCCGTCCTTTTGCTTTCGTGAATGTTTCTACAGTAAAACGGAACAAATCTTCTAGTGGGGCAGGACCAGATGCACGTCCTCCAAATGTCTTAAGTTTAGCGCCAGCAGGACGAACTTTAGACATATCCCACTTAGGAATTTCGCCCGACCACAGTAAAGCAAGCAGTTTACGGAAAGCTTTTGCCCATCCTTCTTTGCTATCTTTAACAAGAATGACTTCATCCGCTGCGAACAAGTTTTCTGGTACTTCTGGCAATTTAGATATGTATTGCCGCTCCACAGAGAAGCCTACACCGGTTCCGCACATAAGTATGTACATGGCCTCATCAAAAGCTTTAGGGTCGTCTACGGGCAAATATGAGCAGTTATAGCCAGCTGTATTATCACGTTCTAGGGCTTTGCCAGAGGTCATCATAGCACGCATAGAAGGCATAACTTCAGAATGCAAAATAGCGTCTTGTACTTCTTCTTTTAATGAATCAGAAAGCTTATAGCCATGATTAACAGACAAGTGGTTAGCCATATAATCAATATATCGTGATACAGTTTCATGCCATTCTTCTCGCCGTCCTTCATTGTCAAGCCAGCGTGCATAGCGCGACTTGTGAATAAATTGCTGATAATAAGTTGGTAGTGTAATATTACTCATTTTTTGTCCTCACCGTAATAGAGACAGGGTCTACGCCTTCAACATCGTACAATAAATCAGACATGTATTCTTTCACAATTTCTGATACTTCGTCAACATCAGCGTTAAATTCTTCTAGGTCTACTTTTGCTTTTACAATAATGTCCGCCCTAACTTTTGTCCTGCTCATTTTCTTGTTCCAAAATTAAACGGTCTAAATAGAACCGCGCCTTCTGCAAGTCCTCAAGGGGCTTGCCTTTGTAGCGATGCCGCCACAAATACTTTATTGTATTGCCGTTGCAATAGCCTTGAAAAAGCTCTGAACCGAGGGCAGCGCGTATTGCATCAAGGCACTCAATGCCCCCAGTGTTATAATGTGGTGGATGATTTACGATATCTACCGGCGGGTTGCTCTCACCATAATTACCGTACTCATCAAACTTACGTTTCATAAATGCTTCGTGTCTTTCCATATCAATCACATGAGTCTAGACGAGATAAAATAGCCACGTATGTTCCGTCCTCGTCGTTGTGGGTGGAAATAACTCTAGTATCGTAGGCTATCGTTGGATACTGAGTCTTGTATCTTTCAATGTCTTCCTGCAATTCTGCAGAGCTATCTGCAGTCAATAGTACACGCATATCTTTAGGCATTTTGCGCCACCTTTATTGCTTCACCAATCTGTTGTGCTATCTGAGGTACTATAGCGTTACCTAATCCTTTAAGACGGTCCACCCTTCTGGATACCCCATTAGCCACTCTACCCACGTCGGGTTCAGAGT